AGACGAACACTGCGGACCACTCATCGAAGCCTTCTACATCGTCCCCGTTCCACCAGTCGGCATCGTAGTAAGGCTCTACTAGTTCTTTAAACCCCCTAGGAACTCCGTTGTCATCTACATCATTAATATCCAGCTTTTGTATCTCATCAAACATGCGTTCCGCAGTGCTTCTAAAGCTGGTCGGGATCAGTCCTGCAACTACCGCTTGCGAAGGTATAGACATATCTTTAGCCATCGACAGCCCTGCAAGGAATTGCGCGTTGATATCGAAATCTACAGAAAGAACATTGGGGTTGCGAGTGCCGAAACTAAACACGGGCATTCTAGAAGCTTTCAAGGGTTGCTTTCTTTTTAGATCTTGTAGCTTGCTTGTAGTTTGATTGCTGTCATGGGGATAGCTAAACTCGTCTGCTTTTCCTGAGTTGTTGGGGCCAAAGGGACCAACCCATGGAAGGGGCATAACATAATCAATAACAGATCTCATGTAATTAAGGTCTACTCCCTCTAGTTGATCTAAGGGGTGTACAAACTTTTTCACTTGGGTGTCAGCAAACGCTTCTAGCTCTTGTTGGGTCATCCCCTCCTCCACATCTTGGATAGCGTCTGCTCCCCCAAGCTCTTGCACCTTCGCCATCTCAGACTCTAATAGTCTAGCTTCAATATAGTTGCTTAGATAAGTTCTAGATCCCCATATTACGCAAGGCTTAGAAGAGGAGGAAATAATTCCAGCACGTTCCATTCGCTGAAGCATACCAAAGTCTGTTTCCACTATTGGACTGCTCATCATTCCAAGCTTAGGATAGCCATCATTATAATCTCTAACTTTGTCAGCAATAGCTCTTCCTACTTGTTCTAATTTTTCTAAAAAAGTTTGAGCTACATAGTCACATTCCATTTTGGCATAGATTGCTCGTTTTTCAAACCACTCCTCTGCCTCTTTTGCATAACTACATTCTTCCTCTAAATTTCCTATAACATTGGTTCCTACTACCCCTGTTTCATTATCAGGCAGAGTTTCGGCTAACGTAAGTCCAATCCCCTCTAGACCCTGTTCAAAGCCTTTAAGATAAGCCACGGTATCCATATCCATGCCTGTCTGCGCGTAGCTCGGTAAGGCCCCCATTAATCTAAACTTGAGGCTTCTGTAGATACCACTAATGTACGACTCTAACCACTGGTCAAGATCAGGAAGAAGAACTAATACATTTTCATAGTTACTTCCGTTCTTAATAAATCTCTCTATAGCAGTCTTAACGGCTCTATGAAAACTCGGGCGTGTGGGGTCTCCAATGTATTTTTCAATAATTTCATCTTCGTCTAGTCCCGCTCCATTGGGAGAGGTGAGGGTAGGTTTAGAGATATAAGATTTGAATTTAGTAGCTTGATCTTTAGCTGCTTCTATGTTAAAAATTCTATCAGATATACCTTGCGTGAGAAGACCTTTAGCAAAAGAAGGTCCAAAAGGTTTGATTCCAAAACCCCTATTTAGATTAGGGTGAATACCTCCTACTCCTAATAAGCCTAGCTTTAGGCTTCTCACGCCTTCACCAGTAAAAGAATACTCGACGGTGGTAATTTTATGAAAGACAGTAATAGGAGCCCAATCCTGTAACGACTCTCCGCAGCCATAAGTAACGTAAACGGGTCTCTGGAACTGCGTGGTTCGTGCGTTAACCTGTTTTCTTAAAACTGCCATATTCTGCTGGTCAACAGAGGTGTCATCCATCGCCCCGAACTCATCAATTTCTTTTTCCGTATCAGCAATAATATCGTCATAGCTGGCGATTTGGCTGGTATACTCATCGTACTCTCTCATGCGATCAGTAAAGCTTCCCGGACCAGTATTAATAACTTTATCTCTCTCTTCCGCTGCCTTTTGTCTTTCCGATTTCAAGAAAATAAGGGACTCCCGTTTTTCAAGAAGGGCAGAGCCGACAGGATTTTCATTAATGTCAAAAAAACCGTCTACAGAATTATTTAACATGGACTCCTCAAACACTCCTTGGGGGTCCATAATTTCTACAGTAATACCTGCTTCATCTCCCATGCCATAAGTATGCTCTAAGGAAACAAAAGAAGAGTTGGGAGAATTATTAAAGATGTGGGTTTGGGGTACATACTTATCTCCCTGCGTAGCTTTCATTTTTTCATCGTATAACTTACGATGGTTTACAAATGAAGTAAAATCAGCGGATTCTTGGAACGCAACAATAGCCTCTGGGTCATAAGACATTACAATGTTGACGGTAGGCGCGTATTGAAAGCTAGATCGTTCCATGGTATATTATAGACTGCGTGGAATTCTTATAGCATCTCCAGTATTAAGCTGCTCAAACACATCGAAAATAGCATTTCTTTCGCACACTACCCACCAGCCTCCGGGAGTATTTAAAAATAAGTTAGCAATTAAATCTGGGCGATGACCGTAGCCATTAGGAATATTTCCATTAGCTCCTGTTTGGTTGATCATCCCTGATTGTCCGCTAAACATAGCTTCATATCTCCTAGATCCTACGCTGGTAGGGATAGGGATGCCTCGGTGTTCTACGACAATTTCGCCGTAACCTGCTCTCATACTCTTTTTATTATTCATTATTGGTTACCTGCCCAGTATCCTGCTTGCTCAAGAGGATCAGTAGTAAATGGTGAATTGATTGCTGACTCCCATCCTGTAAGATTGTCACGAACCATATACTTGGCGGGTTCATAGTGTCCGAAGTCCCCTACTCTGATCTCCTCTAAAGTTAAGTCCACTTTTAACCTACGAGGGGTAAGAGTCTCCAAGTGATACCCTGCCTCTTCTTCCCACGAAATGTTGTAGCTCTTACAGATGCAGGGGACGGATTGATACAGAGTGCCAAAACTTAACCGCAATAGGGGAGGACCATACATAGGGTTATTTGCGTTATTAACAACGGAGGTTCTTAACAAGGCTATAAAGAATACCAGCGTATCGATAACCTTCCCTTTCTCATTAGGATCTGTAGCTTGGAGAATAGCTTGCGTGTTTGCCCCAGCGTCTTCTAGTTTATCGTCATCTAACACGTTTTCTACATCCCCGGTTTGCAACGCCCAGTAAGCTTTCTCGACAGCTAATGCTAAAGAGTTGTTCGGATCTCCTTGACCGGGGTTAGAGGTAGGATCACTGCTCTGGGTGAACAAAGCTTTTTCCGACTCCTTACTCTTTCCTTTGAAAACTCTCATAAAACGATCAATTCCCATTTGATGGAACGCTAAGTGAGGAAGCGTAAAAAACATGCTTACTTTTATTTTTCGAGAAGCCGAACCCAGATAGGAATACAAGGAACTACTTCTGCCAACTAAGTTGTAAGTTCCATAGTTTGCAGCTTGGCTCTCAGTAATAGTAGGGTTTTCATAAAACGGTAAGAAGACGATGGTTTCTTCTCCATCAGCATTAGCTCCCGGATAATGAAAAGAGATTCTAGATCTTTGATCCAGATACCTACTTCTAAATATTTTATAGTAAGTATTAGGTTCGATTGATTGGGTTTGTTGATTAGATCCTAGAGGGGTTCCGCCATTCCATGGGGCCTCCGGGGGTAACATTGGTCCTGTGGGTAATACCATAGTTTATCTCCTAAAATTCTCCAGTGCCTACTCGACCAGATCCCATCGACATGGGACGAGACTCGGGTTTAACCTTAACTCCAGCGGCACGTTGTTGATTAGCTCCAGATAAGTTATCGTTGATCTCTTCCAAGATTAAAATATTTTTTTCCGTAGCTTCGATAAAGCGTTGAGAAATTTCTGCTCCTATGTGTCTCCCATGTCGTTCGCGTCTGTCTTTATCTGCTTGATGTCTGGCTAGGTCTAATCTTTCATTATGTAAGGCTTGAGCGGGGTCACCTTCGATCATCCTCGCATTGGTTACTTCCCCCCTCCTAACATGTCCTGAGAACTCAAACTTTCCAGCAAACTTATCAAACTTATTTTCTAGCCCCGGAGCGGCCACCACAACTTTTCCTCCCCCTCCTCCGCTGGCCTTGCTGGTGGGCGCACCTTTAAGAACCCCTCCGAACAAAGCAAACTTAGCCATATCCAGTACAGTGAACTGGTCGAGACTTGTTTTAAGTATTGCGAGACCTTCCGCTAATTTATTAAACGGATCTAACGAAATTTCACCTAATTTTTGGAGAGTCGCATCTAATAGCTCTGGGAGAGTTTCAAGAGAACCATTCAACTTGTTAATGTGTTCCGCTGCGTCCCCCATCTTGACTAGCTTCTCTACTGGGCTGTCTCCACCAAAGAGGCTTCCCAACCCGTCGAGAACACTGCCAATTAATCCCCCAGCACTAAGGGCCGCAAATCCAGCGGCCATCCCGATGAGGGCTGGTCCAAGAAGAACTAAGTTGGCAAGAGGAACGGTCGCAACGGTAGCTAAAACTACTCCCAATTGCTCAAGTCCCGGCACTGCTAAATTCATAGCATATGCTAAGGGAATAAGGCCAGCAGCTAGGATAGCAAACGCACCGGCTCCTGCCAAAATAGCAACAGCCCCAACACCACTCATCATAATAGCCCCCACCGCAGCAGTAGCAACAGTAAGTGCTAATAGTCCTGCTCCTAACATAAAGAAGGTTCCCCAACCAACCCCCTTCATAAGATTCAACGCAAACGCAAAGGGAACTAGGGAAGCACCGAGAATAAGAATTGCTGCTGCTCCGGGAATAAGTTGACCCGCTATCTTTCCGATGACGAAGGAAACAGCCGTTAACGCCATTAATGCCACTGTACCCTTACCAATACCTTCCCAGTCTACACTAGCAAATTGACCAAAGCCATACGCTGCCACACCTAACGAAGCAGCAAGAAGTCCAATAGTTACTGCGCCCCTCATGGCTGCGGGAGAACCAATGGCTTTAAGACCTCGGCCTAGTCCGATGAGCCCCTTGCCCATACCCTTACCTAAACCTCCAGCAGCACCTCCAGCAGCTTTACCTGCGCCTCCTCCTCCGCTGCCGAATAGTTTCCCCCCTAAATTCTTTGCACCTCTTGCGGCAATGATCAACCCCAAGGCACCCAAAGCTCTGACAATATTTACTGATGCCTTCGGAAACTCTTGTATAAATCCGAACAAAGCTTCCTTTACAGCGACAACAGCATCAACTAAAGGACTAAATGAAACGGATATTAAGTTACCCCAACTGTTAATGTCTTCTGCGACAATCTCACTGGCAACGGTGTTATTTTTAGCAGCCTGAGTCATTTCCCCAACATTTTTGTTCATGATTTTGGCGTTCGCATCTAAAGCCTTAACCATGTTAACGGAGTTCATCATCTCCTTGCTAAATATCCCTTCAAAGGCTGAGAACTGTCGCACTAGAGCGTCACCATCAAGACCTTCCATTTGGCTGCTAATACTACTCCCCGCTTTCCGCATAGCTTGGGTTAGAAGTTCCGTTGCATCACCTTCTCCTGATAATAACTTTCTACGCTCTTCAACAATACCGAGTGCCGCAGCCGTAGCCTCACCTTGTACAGATAACAATTGGTTGGCAAAATCGGCAGCAGCACCACCCATTCCCGGCCCCATCATTGCACCTAAAGCCGCAGTGGCTTCTTGAATCTCTGGGGCGATGCCAATTGATTTAAGCATCATCATATTTTGCGACAACCCTTTCATGGTGGAGACAATCTCATCTCCAGTCATGTTAAAAGTTCTAGCTAATCCAATAATAGTATTCGAGAGGTGTTCTTCCTTCTCTACGGATAAACCAGTGCCCTTAGTTAGAGCCCTCATATCCTTCATCATCTTCTTGGAACTACCACCTGTAGCCTGAGTAAAAATAGCTAACTTGCGGGTCGCTTCAACATTCTGCCTCATACCGCCGTCGAACTGGGCAACCATGGCTCCTAATTGATCACCATACCCTGTTAATCCTGCGGTCATCGAGGTTGTGCTGTCCGCTAACATCTGAGTATAGTTGGCAAGCTGGAGTCCCCTGCCGATAGCTTCTGTTTGAATCTTATTAGTTTCTCTAATGGCAGACGTAATCTGGTCTGACCCCATAGTTACTAATCGCCCTACACCGGGAATAGCTTTAGCAGCAGCAAGGATTCCTCTTCTTCCTTCCTTTCCTGTGCCATTATCCTTAATAGCCTCCTCATTATCTTTTAATTGCTTCAACATAGCCTCGTTATGGGTATTCAGGGAACCCATAGCGGTAACTAAATTGTTTATAGCTTTTTCAAGATTTGCGTCAGTTTCTTCGGACATTACTTACTTCAAAGATACTTTAAAAATATCCTTCATTTGGGTGAGTTTGTAGGTGCGATAGCTATCGACTCCTAATAACTTAACTAGACTTTGCTTTATTTTTCCGTAGTATGAAGCTCTGCGTCTCTTCTTATATAGGTTCTCTACGATAGCTGCTACGATGTCCTCAGAATTTCCACTAAGTTTAAAGCAAGATACTAAATTCCCCTCTCTGCCTTTAATTACCCCATCTCCTCTACGGGATCTAACAATCAAAGCCACTCTTTGCCCTCTACTACCGGGACCAACCCCTAAATAATACCTGAATATAATAATCTCTCCCGGAACCATCCTGTCTGCACTGGGTGGGATCATGGAGAGGAGCTTTTTGTTGTTCTTTGTCGCTCCTAAAAAATCTTGAGTTTCTTTTGAAAATCTCTGCATCAGCCTTATAATATAATAAATATGAATACAGATATTGATTTAATAGACTTTATGGATTTGATTAACTTTACTCTACACAAGGACTTTGTAGAGAAGTGGAGATATAAGTACTCTGAGAAGTTTATAAAGCACTTTCAGATTAAAATACTTGAATCCCTAAGCAAACAGAAAGTTATTAAATTAAGTAGTCTGTATAATTACTTGACGAAGAAGTGCAGGTACTCAGGTGACCAAGTAGATAACTTCTTCGTCTCTATCGACATACTTATATACTACCCTTTGATCATCAATGACAAACCACGACAGAAATGAGATCTTTGATTACCTCATTGCAGAGCATATCGTTAATTCGTTAGGCTCTCTAGGCACCTTCATTGGGTGCGTGTGGTGGCTAGGCTTTAGGGTACTGTGCCTAGCTGGCGCGTTAGTTCTTCTTTTTGGTCCGTTGTTTGGACTTGGCTAACACTAGCCTCTCCTCACACACAGACCCAGCGTTGAACTCAGGGCATAGGTCTTTATACCCACACCAGTTGCAGAACTGATTCTGCATAGCCTTAAAGTCAGGCTTCTTCATCTTGCGGATCTTCCAGATCTGATCCACCTTCTCACGGATATACTGCTTAATCTGGTTGGGAGAATACTTACAAGTGACGAAGTTATTGGTCAGCGGGTAGTAGTGCGCCACTACGATGTTGTCTAGGGAGACCCCCAGCTTCTTATGGATAGCGTATGCGTAGCCCATCATCTGCCTATCCTGATACATGTCCAGTTCGCTGAGTTCGCGCTTAGAGGTCTTGTAGTCGATGATGAGGTACCCTCCGTCCTTACCCTTAATCACACGGTCAATGATACCGTTGAGTTTAATATCCTTATCAGCGTCATGTACAATCTCATAAACCATTTCGGTTGAGACGGTTTCTGAAAGAGACGCATTGAATCTTAGGAAGTTCTCCAAGCATACTTTGATCTTCGGATTATAACTTTCCGAGAAGGTGTAGTCTTTTTTGACGTTCTCGGCTATAACAGTAAGCTGCGCGAGCGTTGTCGCTTGGTAGCCATCTTCAAAGATTTTGTGGATGTACGACCCAAAGTGAAGTGGGTCAGTATTAACCCTCTCTTCCTTAATTCGATCAACATACCGAAAACGATACTTAAGCTGACATTCCTTGAATGTCTTGGATTTGGATTCTGAAATAGTATTTATGAACATTATAGCACCTCAGTTTATTAGAGACTACCTGACGGAGAAGTTCAACGAAGATTCCCGTTTATCCTCTGGGGATAGGGAGTTGATCATTCCGTCCATTTTTGTCACCGATGACTACAAGCGTCACATGAGTGTCAATTTAGATAGTGGTCTGTGGCAATGTTTTAAGACTGGGAATAAAGGAAACTTCATCCAGATCTACGCATACCTAGAAGGTATGACTTACAATCAAGCTGAGTCCGAAATTCTTTTTAAGGAGCTTGACGGTAACTTCACTAAAAACTTAGAACCTAAAAAGCCAGTGCAGCAGCCAGCGGCTGACCTTGACCTCGCCCTTACATCAGTAACGCTCGATGACCATGATTCTGAGAATCCTCTGGTGCTTAAGGCGTGGACCTTTCTCTACGAGAGGAAGCTATTTAACCTAGAGACTGGAGAATCCAAGTACTACGTCTCTAGAAAGGGACGCTACGCTGGTCGCTTGATTATCCCTTTTGAAGAAGATGGCGAAATTTTTTACTTTCAGGCGCGTTCTTTGAGTGATCAGACCCCTAAATACTTAAACCCAGCAGAGGGTTGGCCTAAGTCCTCCCATGTCCTCTATCCTTTTGATATGGAACGAGATCATGTGGTGGTGTGCGAAGGCCCTCTTGACGCTATCTCGCTGCAACTTAAAGGGGTTAACGCTACCTGTACGATGGGGTCTTCGGTATCGGAGATTCAGGTAGAAGCTTTGAAAGAGTTTGAGGGTAAAATTATTATCGGCTACGATAATGATGATGCGGGGAAACGGGGGGTAAATAAATTTGATTACCTTAGACGTATAAAAAGGATGGCAGACTTGCACATCTGCCACCCTCCTTCGGAAGTTAAAGATTGGAATGATGCCCTTATGCGGGGCATCGACTTAAGCGGATTTGTCGCACTTCGTACCAAAGAGTACAACTACGACTATCTCATGAATCACCTCCTTACGACACTGTGAGATAAAACAGCGGACTTATGATTAGTTCATTTAGCAAGGTATACTTTGCTTGCACACTATAAGTTCCTGTTAGACTTCCGAAAGTTCCATTTTGAAACGAGCTTAAATTCTTTAGTGATGTGGTGTCCCAGTTCAAGATAATAGTGTTGTCTTGAGTAATGGTAACGGGTTGATTAGTGGCAGTCGCCGCAGACTCCGCAAACGATGAGACGGTGAAGGGGCCATCAAAATGAAGATCCTGATTTACCTTTCTAATTTCTACCGTAGCACTAGTGATTACTGAGTCTTTAAAGATATTTTGTACCGAGTGAAGAATATCCTCGTTTTGGATAGTAGTTTCCGTAGACAGCTTTAGATCCACCTTTTCCCCAAGCCGCACATGCTTATTCATAAGCTTATTACTCGTAGTCAGGAGAAGTGGCTCGGTGAAAGTGAAGAAAGTATCTTCGTTTAGATCAAAATTATTAGTGAATACTTGGTAGTCAGAAGCTTGAGCTAACTTAACCGTCCACATATCAACATATTTGCCTACGCTAGAAGCACTGTTGCCGACAGTGCTTCCTTCATAGGAATCAAACCCGGACAGATTGAGTGTTCCATCCAAGACAACTACATATTCCCCCTGCTTGATGCGGTAAATTCCGCTCGCAGTGGTGGCGGGGACGTAATTACTTACATCAAAAGATGACGAGTCTGCCGCGCCAACAGGTCTAGTAGCTCCCGAAGCTCCGAACTGCATGTCAGGGACAGCGGTAATTATCCCATCCGCTCCTACAACCGACTTAGGAGTTAAAGTTTTGTTGAGAGGAAAAATAGATACGCCGCTAATCTCATAGGGGTCAATATAGGCTCCATCATTGATAAAATAAGTACGAAGACCTACTTTTTGGTTGACATTAGGGCGATTTCCTCTATCTACGACTACTGTGTTGTTTATTTGCACGGTTCTGCTCTTCTATTTCTTTTGTGAGAAACTCGATGAAGACGGCTCTTTCAGTTTTAGCCATCTCTTTTACATCGGCATAGGTAAACCGACAGTGTTTCACAAGTATATAGGCTTCGTATAGGAGATCTTTTAAATTAAAAGATCCCGCTATTTCCCGGTAAAAAAATCAGCCGTGATTGGCAACTCCATCACTTCATTATGGCTGCAATATTTGCATACAAAGCGAACTTTTGTGTCAATACCGTAATCATCAGAAGACATGGCATTAAACAGTGCGTGAGCATCCTTCAGAGGAAGCTGGGGAATAACCTTAGAGATTACACTTTTCTCAGTGTGGCCGTCAATTTCCTCGACGAATCTCCACAAGTTTTGGATAGCATGTTCCGTGTTGGTGAAGTACCCCTCATCAGCCACTCTAGGTAACCTAACTTTAATAGTTTTTTGAAGGACGGGAAGGTCCACCGATAACGGGTTAGTCATCTCATCATCAACAAAGTTGACTGGAAGCTGGTTAAGTTGAAACTTAACAGTATTGTCACGCTTACAATTGCTACAGTTGATGTTAGCAGTGTACTCTTCTCCATAAGAGATTTCTCTAAGCTTCATAACCAAGAAAAGCTTATCCATTTGGAGCAAGGAACCTACATCAATGTTTGAGACGCACCGACCCAGAAGGATATTAAGAACATCAACATTAACATTCTTGTTGGAAACCATCTTTCTCTCATCATCAAACGTCATAGGACGAAGAGTGATTGGTTTGGCCGGATCTTGAAGTTTATAAAATCTATTTTTAGAAGGAAGTTCTACTTCTACTTCATCTTGCGTAGGGGCATTCTTCAGAATGTCATCAATAATTTGCTGTTCAGAGAGCTTGTTAAGTTGCTCTTGAGGCATTTGAGGCTTAGGGGGTTGTTGTTCGGTCATAAAATACTCCTATTTCATCAGAGAGATATATTCTATAATAGTCTGATGAAAATCCTAGTAGATACACTAAATTCACAGATAGAGACTGATAATCCAGAGATCTTGGACGCTTTATATAGGCTATACTCTGAAAAAGCACCCGGATATCAGTATTCCCCAGCGTATAAGCGCAGACAATGGGATGGAAATGTACACTTTATTGCAAGAAACGGTACTTTTCGCACTGGACTCCTAAATCGAGTCTTAGAAGACCTTAAAAAGATTGATTGTACTCCTGAAATTATTCACCAACAACCGTCTGCGCCTTCAAAAACTCCTCAAAACTACGAAATTGGGGACTTTACCTACTACGACTACCAAAAAGAGCTAATTGAGCGCGGCTTGAGGGATATGCGTGGAATCATTAAATCCCCTACAGGCTCAGGAAAAACGCTTATTATGGCCGGATTAGTAAAAGCACTGGCTGGGAGGAAGATGGTGCTTCTTTTTAACGCAAAACAACTACTCACACAAAGTTATGATTTCCTTACTAAAACCTGCGGCATGGACAATGTAGGTCTTTGTTACGGTGAGGGCTATATTGATGGTGATATCATGCTTTGTACCGTTCAGAGCATTGAACGAATCCTCGACACGCACCTCGAAGAAGCCGAAGTTTTAATGGTGGATGAGTGTCATGAGTTTGCTAATGGCAAAACTACGCTCGCTGCTCTCAGGAGCTTCCCTAAGGCCCTGTATCGCATCGGATTCACAGCCACCCCACCGTCCGATACGATCCCTAAACTCAACCTAGAGGGCTCCCTAGGGCCTGTGTGGAGCGTTGTGGACACAGCTAGTCTTGTAGACTCAGGAAAGCTTACCAAACCCCTCATTCAAATCATTGAAAGACCTTATACGGCCAGTGGTATGGACGAAGACATGTCCTACCTAGAAGCCTATGACGAGTATATTGTCTATAATGAAGAGAGAAACAAAATAATTAAGGACGTTGTAGATGACATCAAAAGTAAAAACAAAAACTCACGCATACTTATTCTTACCAAATCACTCGATCACGGAAGAACCTTGGAAGACTTACTTGGGGGCAATTGTGAATTCTTGCAGGGGTGCGATTCGGTCGGAGAAAGGTATGAAGCTATATCTCGATTCCGAGGATGCCGAGAATCTAGCATCCTCATTGGTACTAAAATCCTCCAAACAGGGGTTAACATTGAAGAAATCACCCACCTCATCAATGCAAGAGGAATGAAGTCTGAGATTGCTACCCTGCAAGCATTGGGTCGAGCTTTACGCCGACACGATTCAAAAGAAAAGGTATTTATCTACGATTTTCTAGATAAAGAAAAATACTTGCGAGAACACTCTCTCGCTAGAAAACGACACTACAGCAAGGAAGGACACGAAGTCCAAGTAATATGAAGAATCCCGAAGAAATCAAAGAATTACGCAGCAAGCTAAACTCATCCGAAATTGCCGATCTCAACTGGCTTCATACCGAATTAGGGAATTTCTTAGAATCTGATGGAGTATCGGCTGACGGTGTTATCACCTTAGAGAATATGGCAAATACATTAAACAACATCAGGCGCACTTATACGCAACGAGTTGTCCGTTTACTGAAAACAGGTCACATTGTAGACTAATCTTTGAGTTCTACAGTTGGAATCTTCATAGCGGGGTTTTCCATCTTTAGCCGAAGCCCCCAGTTTTCCATGTCGCGCTTTGTCCACTGGTCTTCCAGCTTATCCTCTAGTGTATCGAGCTTGTAGTTGATGTTGGTAAGCTGAGAACTAATCCAAACTACGCCTCCACAGAGGGCAATTACCATGCCCAGTGGCATTAAAGTTTCTTTCGAGATAGTAGTTTTGGGTTTGTCCATAATCAGTCCTAAGAGGGGAGTTTTATAATTCTACATAAGGTTCCGTTGGTTAGCAGAACTGCTGTTCCATCGGAATCGGCGTGTGCGACAAACTTCAACTTTTGACCCGCAGTCATAGAAAATAGAGTTGATAGCGTAGTGCCGCCAGTGTTTTGGTCTGTGTCTCTTGCAGCGTAGTTACTTGCTTGTTGTGCGGCAATCTGTCTCCAGCCACTGCCATCATTCAAGTCAATGTATGAAAAGACAAAAAGTTCAATTCGGTTGTTAGCGTTACATCGGGCGGTAACATCAATTTGATAATCACCATCACAATTAATTTCAATTTCGTAGTTTAGTCCAGCGTCTGCACTACCAATCTTAATAGTCTCTGTGCCATCGGCAACAGTGTATGCAGCCGCAGTGGAGTCACTCCATGTTAAATCAACATCTGTGTTTGCAATACTGGCCGTCGATTCACCAATAGCACACATGCGTGGGTATTTTACAATAGTTGCGCTACCATCCACTACTAAGTTACCTTCAATACGAACATCGTTAGCGAATTCTCCAAAGCCAGAGACAGACATGTCATCGTAGAAGGTTCCTGTTTGGCCCACTTTCAGTTGACCACCGCCGCTATAGCCGCCAGCCCCAGCGACTACTGCTCGGAAAGTAGGAACCACCTTATTAAAATTAGCGGGAGTATCAGTGGATGTGGCATTTCCAAGCTCCTCCAGCGGAGTTTGTGCGATTGTTTTAAAAGTTCCGTCAGCCTGTTTAACAGTATCGGCTTGAATTCTTGCTCCCCCCGTGGCAGCTAAGGTAACCCCAGTTATCCACTCTCCCACACCCGTTGATCCTGTGGACCCATCAGGTTGAAGATTAAGAAATTGGTCGTTCCAGTTAACTGTATTAAAAAGTTGGCCGTCTACTGCCGTAATGTCGAGCGGCGGTGGAACTGGTTGGAATCCTCCTTGGCCCCCATTAAGAGCATCGTAAGCTTGTAAGATCCATTTATTTTGGGGGGCCGTACCAGTAAATTTCCAAAATCCGCCATTTCCTAACCTAGTCCATCCCCCGTCAACAGTAGACTCAATCCTATCACTTGGACCTACCACTTCTCCTAAAGTGAACGAAGCTCCTTTTACTCCAGAGTCATTAACATAAGCCACCCAAAGATCGCTGCCGCTAATGCCGATGCCTGTATAACCGCCCCCCGTTGATCCTGTTGGTCCTGTCTCTCCCTTAGAACCATCTGTCCCTACATAGCTTACTTTTCGTTCAGTAGTCCAACTAGTAGCAGGACTGGTGGCATCGCCAAACGCAGCTTGTTGAACAAGGCCAATAGTTTCCCAGAGATAATTTCCTGCGGTAACCGTAGGAGGAGTCTGAGTCCAGCTATTGAAGGTTCCTGCAAGCGCACCTGTTGCCCATGTATAATCTAAATCTGAATCACCGGGAATACTGCCGACAATAGACGTTCCCTGTTGGTAGACACTAACTGTGGTAACCTTAGTACCTGTAGTACCTGTAGCTCCAGTGGCTCCAG